CACCGGTGACAGAACGAAGTGGCCAGAAATCCTGGGTTCACTGGCGATGGCAGTGTGCCAAGTTCGTCAGGCAAACCTTTGTCGAATGGGCTGCCAAGACGGTTAACTCATCATACTGGGCCAAGCTGTATTATCAGGGGCTGCGAGAAAAAGGAAAATCTCATCAATCTGCTATCCGGGCTCTGGCATTCAAATGGATAAGGATAATTTACCGCTGCTGGAAGACCAGAACCCATTATGACGAAGCGAAATATTTGCTGGCACTGGAAGCGCGAAAATCCCCCTTATTGATGCCGTAAAAAGCTTGTCGAATGTCTCAGGGCGTGAAGCTGACGTTTGACAAAAGTTGCATCCATTTTTTGTAAGTGTTTTATTTTCAATCAAATGAAAGCAACTCCCTTAAGTCACCTGACCATAATACCAGCGTTCTCCCATGAACCATTCATCTCGGTCCTCGCTTCCATAATATTCGAGTGTGATACCGATTTCCTGTATGTTAGCTGGCAGAACGAGTCCCCACTCAGCAGCAAGGCTACGATCTTTGATCAAAGCAGAAGCACCATTTTCAGAACGACCTTCAGTTATGAAGCCTTGATAGTATTCTTCGGAGCGATAAAGACAGACCTCACTTGTAAACATATCCGGAAGACATACTACAGCGGTAATCCGAGGGCTGTAATTTATACCAGCAGTGGCTGTTATGAGGTTTGAACACGCATTAATTAAAGCTTGCGCACAAGCTGCTTTGGTTTTAAGCGTGCTGTATTTCCCCTCAACGAGATTGATATCTACTGGAATTTTGAAATTCCAGTAATGCTCATCTTCTGAAAAAATGCTACGTTCAGGGCTGTGGAAAGTACCAGCCCAACGGTTAAGAGCTTTTATGCGTCGGGGAATATTTCTGACTTTGGTTCGATGATCTCTGTTAAGTCGTCTACTCATGAATAATTTACTTATTAGCTGCTCAAACGGTTCACATTGTGTCCCTACACAAGAGCATTCTATCCTAAGTTGTTCAGTTTATCGTTACGTCTGCAATTTAACGCACCGCAATCAGCTTACGAGAATTTATGTCCGCTCCTCGCTCAAAGCTGCTTGCCAACATGGTCAATCTTCCTTACTGCATTCGATGAGTAAAAAAGCAACCTTAACCTATAATAATTTTCGATATCCAAATTACTCCCTAAAGGTATTGCTGACATTATTGAGTACAAGACCCTAAGCGGCCTTCGTGGCCCACTAACGCGGAGATACGCCCCGAATGCGGCGATGCCTTGTCGCGACTGCTCCAACGGCGCACTTAAGCTTCTTCATAACTTGAAACTGGGTTGTCTGGGCTTAGCGGAGTGGGGGGTATTACGGCTAAGCCGTAATTCTTTTTTCGTCCTTGCCTCGCAACAGGGACTCCGGCTTTTAGCATATAATCAGCATGCGTGCGCGGTACCGATGCTTTTACTTACTCAATGAAGCACGGACTTCATATGAGGGTTTCATCATGCCGCATGTTGGCATACAGGTGGCCGCTGCTTGTGTCCATGAATTATTCTCTAGATGTGATAAATTGTAAGAACGTCAAGAACAGACGTAAATTATAATGGCTATCTTTTCCTCGGCTTCAACTACAGCACTCTGTTAAAAAGGAATAAATATGGATCCGGATAAAATTCAAAACGATATTGATGCTTTATTGACTTTTATGAATGACGATATGGAACGACTTGGGGGAACTATAAAGGATATGTATTGGAGTTTTGCTCAGGAGCAAGAGGATCGTAATGCAATAGAAAAGTTACATGGTTGGTCAGAAGAAAATTTATTTGGAATTATAAAAAGATGCCATTCACGCGGTTTGTTGAAAAACATGTCAAACAGATACGCTCGTGTAGCACTAACAGAAGAAGGACAGAGCCGCGCACTGTCGGTTAAGCACGGTAAGAACCGCTCTTATGAGCTTGCAAGGAGCAGTTATAACATTGGCGCTATCCATGTTGCCGGGTCAGCTCAGGTAGGTGATGGTAATACGCAAAATATTTACAATGTCTTTCAGGAGGTGATAGACAAAATTGACCGTGCTGAAGCGACATCAGAAGAAAAGGCAGAAGCTAAGTCGCTTCTAGCAAAATTCCTGGAGCATCCACTAACTTCTTCTGTGATAGGCGGTGTTGCTGGTTCTCTAACCGGGCTTTTATAAAAGGTAAGCCACATGGAAGAACTGAAGAAATCCATCGGCCTGAGATGCACTTTCTGCCACTCCGAGTTGTTTGCATTCCCACACGAAAAATACGCCCCTCCTCACGGCTCGCTGATTGTGTGCGCAAACTGCGGGCGCGAAAATGATGTGACTTCTCTCATCTTTGTTGTGAAGGCTAAAGCGATGGATATCGCAGAAGACTATGCAGACAAGCTCATGGATAACTTTCAAAAGGATTTAAAGAAAGCATTTAAAGGAAGTAAGCACATAAAATTTAGATAAATTCTGTAAGAATGCTGCCGGTGACCTGCCCCCGCTGCTTCACACAGAATGCTGTTAACAATGTCCGCAGATCGCTCATTGCAGACCTTCGGCTCCAGCAGATCGTCTGCTTCGTGCCAGGAGCAGAAGTGACTGCTCCCCCGGTACGCTATTAAACAGTTGCAGTGCCGCTTATTCATATTCCGCATGTGAAAATGGCACTAACTGAAAGATGTCCCTCCACCTCCTCATGTATATCTACATCCACACAAAGTGATTAAGAAAAGGATGCATGAAGATGCTGAGAGGTAAAAGAGCGGTTATTACTGGTGGAGGCGGGGGATTTGGCCAGGCGCTGTGCGTGTGGTTGGCACGAGAGGGTGTCGAGGTGGATTTTTGCGCGCGGCGGGATGATGATATTCAAAAAACCTGCAGCATCATTGCCGCTGAGAGCGGTATGGCAAAAGGCTATATCTGTGATTTAACCCGGCATGAATCGGTTGCTCAGCTTTCTTCACAGCTGTTAACTGCAGACAAGCCCATAGACATTTTAATCCTCAATGCTGCTCAGTGGTTGTCAGGGAGATTAGACGATCAGCCTGACACAGAAATTATCAATACCGTCAGTTCGGGGCTCACAGGTTCGATTCTACTGACTCAGGCGTTGCTGCCTGGATTAAGACGTTCAGACAGTGCTGATATCATCTCAATTATATCTTCATGCGGGATCCCGAATTTTACGGATTCAATTGCGCATCCCGCCTTTTTCGCGAGCAAACACGGGCTGAGCGGGTTTACTTCTAAACTGTCACAGCAACTGTCTGAAGAAAACATCCGTGTGACCGGCCTGTATCCACCGGATTTTGAGCTTACAGGGTTGGAGACGTTTGTTGATAGTCAATCCAGAATGGGGGAACGTCTGATGAACGGGCGATCGATCTGGGAAACGATTCGTTTTGTACTAACTCAACCGCGCAGTTGCCATATAAGTAGCATCTACTTTCAAGGTCCAACTCGCGAAGACCTGAGTGCCAGGGGCTGAACCCAATGACGTTGAACTCACAGCGCTTAGTCAGTTCGTCTGCCTGGTAACAGGAGCGGACGCTGAGGATATTGCAGATTTAAATGATAAACAGCCGTCTACGCTCAGTTTTTAATGCTGAGCGTGGCCTTCTACAGTGGATCCAATACATGTTAAAGATAACGTTCACTCATTGACTGTATCACTGCGTTTCGCTGATCGTTGCCGCATAGCGCCCGGCGGATATCCATTGATGCGCTTAAACGCTCTGCTAAACGCTGCCTGTGAGGCATAGCCGAGGCGTAGAGCTACCGTGTCAATTGAGATCTTATCGTGAGTAATCCAGTGACCTGCGAGGCGCATTCGTACCTCTCTTGCATAGCGCAGGGGGGATGTACCAATGATTGACTTAAAGCGTTCCGCAAAAACCGAACGTGACACATGCGACTGGGCAGCAAGCTCAGCAACAGACCACTCCCGACTCGTATCGCGATGAATGGCCAGAATAGCCCGGGCAAGACGTGGATCGCGTAACGCAGCGATAAGGCCAGCGGCGTTCTCACTGCCGTTTTCGATCCATCCACGCACGATCATTGCAGCCGCCACTTCTGCAAGGCGTGCCAGAATGCCCGCGAAGCCAGCGCGTCCGGAGCAGATTTCAAATTTCATCGCGCCCATGATGGGAATCAGACCCGGATAACTCTGTTCATTTGCCTCAACCACTATGGCTTGCGGCATCAGTTTACCCAGACCCTGCATTCCACCGAGATCGAACTCCATACAGCCATAAAAAAGGACCGTGCTGGGTGTCGGATGCGAGCTTGGGCAAGTATTGATTCCGCTCACGGCCTCGCCTAAAGGAGCAGAGCCTAACGTGTCGATATGTTGAAATGAACGGCTAGCATCCGATAGAAGCTGATGATCCTCACCCTGGGGTATGAATACCATGCTTCCGGCTTTTAGCGCGTGCAACGTACCGTCGTGCGTGCGAAGCAGAGCAGTACCCACAGCGATGTAATGAAAATAGGCGTATCCCGGTTTGTTACTAAAACCGACGCCAAACTCAGAGCCAGTCTGTAAACGGCGATACTGAACGCCACGCAGACGCATTTCCAGCAGCAGTTCGCTGATGAGCTCAGATGACAGGGAAAAATGTTTATTCTCATGCATAATCGGCGTTTCGGGTAAAAAATCAAGATTTGCCATCATAGATCGTCCAGTTGTTCAACTCTAGACTTGGAGCTGTAATTTTCCCCAGGAAGAGTGTGTTATGAGAATTGAAGCAACTGAAGCAGTATCCGCGAGTTTGAATTGTTCGGAACCCAAAGAATCCGCATGGATGGCCGTCATTTCACTGGCAATGGGCGTGTTTGGCTTGCTGACTGCAGAATATCTTCCTGCCAGCTTGTTGACACCCATGGCCGCCGATCTCGGTGTGACCGAAGCGCTGGCGGGTCAGGCTGTGACAGTAACGGCTGTGGTAGCCCTGTTTGCTGGTCTGATTGTTCCCCGCCTGACGCATAATTACGATCGCCGCAATGTTTTGCTTGTTTTTACCGTGCTGATGATTGCCTCCAATCTGCTTGTCGCACTTTCATCCAGTCTGACCGTTTTGTTAGTCATGCGCATTTTGCTGGGCATTGCGCTGGGAGGCTTCTGGAGTATGGCTGCAGCCGTAGCTATGCGGCTGGTCCCTGCGAAACGTGTCCCGCGTGCGCTCTCCATTATTTTTAGCGGTATTGCTGTCGGCACCGTAGTATCGGTCCCGCTGGGGAGCTATTTAGGTGGGCTTTATGGCTGGCGAAGTGCTTTTCTCGCTGCAACGGCAGTCGGCGTGCTGACACTGCTCTTTCAGCTATTTACCCTTCCCGGTATGGCTTCGCGTAAAATGATGACAACGGCATCTGTCATGGATTTACTGCGCCGCCCCGGCATTGCAATAGGAATGACGGGATGTGTGATTGCCCATACAGGTCAGTATGCGCTGTTTACCTACATTCGTCCGGCTCTTGAAAATATTGCCCAACTTGATATGGATCGTTTGTCTTTAATACTGCTTGGATTCGGTGTCGCTAATTTTATTGGTACGCTGCTGACCGGGTGGCTGATGGAGAGAAGCCTCCGTCTTACCCTGATACTCATGCCAGCGCTTGTTGGCTTAGCGGCATTGAGCATGATTTTGCTGCCACTTGATGAAACAGGATTGATGGTGTTTGTCGCGTTATGGGGGATGGCATTTGGTGGCGTACCGGTTGCGTGGTCAAACTGGGTAGCGCGTTCCGTTCCCGATCAGGCTGAAACCGCTGGCGGCATGGTAGTCGCAGCAGTTCAGTCCTCGATTGCTGCTGGTGCTGCGTTGGGTGGCTTACTCTTCGGCATCAGTGGCGTAACAGGTGTTTTCATCACCGCTGGATGCATAATGTTTATTGCTACACTGGTTATTGGACTGAAAGTGCGGGTCGCGCTGACCTGACCATATAACACCGTTTTTTTAATGACGGGCAGTTGATCCACGTCGCTGGTCTGAAAGAGACCAGCGAGATTTCTTAATCTCTTCTCGAGCCATTCGTTGTTCACTTATCGCTGTGAGTTCAACGGGTCGAAGCATAACCTATAGACTAAACGTGCCAGCGTCAGTAAAAACAAAAGCCCCGCATAAGCGAGGCTTTTTTGTATCGATGTGGTCAATGCGGATAAATTGATGGAAAAGACCGTGTATGTCATTTGGTTAAAACAAAAAATAAGCCTGCGTAAGGGCGTTTATACACCCTTACAGCAGGGGCTTTCAGCGGTGCAATGCGGGTTTGCGGCACATATAAGACCACTGAAAACCACTATAAATCACTCAAGCGTGGACACTGTGTGGACACTCTGAGCGTCAGTGCCACCGCGTAAAGGATTGAGCGTTATCGCGTCCTGCAGGTAAACGGACGGTCGGCAAATTGTTCGAAGTCCTCCCATTCTTCCATCGCATCGACCATGCAGCGCTGCAGCTCCTCGAACGGGAATACAGACGCCTTGTCGTCGACAAACTCGCACATAAACAGATTGCGGAAATCGTCGGCACTGTTTTCCTGTTTGAGCTGATCCAGATTGAACAACGTGCAGCCCCCGGCGAGCGCATCCTCGATAGTGACAATCTGCCGCCACTGACCATCCGGGCACAGCACGCCACCGGCGAGCGCCTTGTGGCTGATATCGATGTCGACCCGTTCGTCGCGGTTGCTGCGCCCCCGGTTAAACAGTTCACCTGACCAGAACGGATAAGCGCCGTGCGCCAGCGTGGAAGGGGTCGAAAAGTAGGTGGTGCGCAGGTGCGACTGCGACGCCATGCCCGACGCCACTTTGCGCAGCCGCTGAAAGTTGGGTATCCAGAAAATTTCATCGACGTACAGGTCGCCGTTGTGGCTCTGCGCGGTGTTGGAGTTGGTCCCGAGGAAAATCAGCTCTGCGCCGTTGTTGCCGATGACAATCGGGTCGCCCGACAGGTCAACGTCAACCAGACGCGCAAAGGCGATGATGTATTTTCGGAACACATACGCCTGCGTTTTACTCGCGGATAAAAATATCTGGTTTTGCCCGGTTTTCAGCGCGCGCAGCAGTGCCTCGCGCGCAAAGTAGAACGTTGCACCAATCTGGCGCGATTTGAGAATGTGGCGAATACGGTGCGCGATGCCTGCCTTATGCCAGTTGAGCTGATACTCAAACGACTGGTCGAGAAAAATCTCTTCCAGCTTCTCGATTGCCTCCTCGCTGAAATAATTACGTTTCGGCTTTTTGCGATCCCCTTTGTTGCGACTCGCAATGTTGGGATTTAAATCCGCCTCGTTTCCGGTCTGGCCGTAGCGGTTGATACGCGCGAGTCGCTCCATCTGGCGTGACAGAAAATCAGCGACCTTAAAGTCATGCGCCGTCAGGTCAGGCTTGGCATAGAGCTGAATCAGCCGCGCCTCAAGCGTCGTTTCCACACGGTTGAGCGGGGCGGTTTCATCCCATCCGTCGCGCTGCTTCCAGCTCTGCACCGTCGGGCGCTTCATCTGCAGCGTGTCGGCGATTTGTGGCACGGAAAATCCCTGCCAGAACAACAGACGCGCCTGTCGTCGCGGGTCGTGCAAAAGGGAGAGGTCAGTCGAAATGGTCATGGTTGCCTCGTGTCGGTGAATACGGGGCAAGGCTAAGGAAATTAGCGCAGGGATTCGCTAACCCCCTGTTGTGTCAGGGGTTGCACTTCTGCAAGCGGTGGCTGATGAAGGGCGGAGTCGGGACACTACACCCGAACCGAAAACCCAACATCAGGACACCTGAACAATGGCAAAGAAAGTTTCTAAGTGGTTTCGCATCGGCGTCGAGGGTGACACCTGCGATGGTCGTGTGATTAACGGCGAAGATATTCAGGACATGGCCGACACCTTCGACCCGCGTGTCTATGGCTGTCGTATCAACCTCGAACACCTGCGCGGCATCCTGCCCGACAGCGTGCTCAAACGTTATGGCGACGTGACCGAAGTGAAAGCGGAAATCATCAGCGATGACTCTGCGCTGAATGGCAAGAAAGCGCTGTTTGGCAAAATCGCGCCGCTCGACGAACTGGTCAGCATGGTGAAAGCCGGGCAGAAGGTTTACACCTCGATGGAAATTCGCCCGAACTTCGCCAACAGCGGCAAGTGCTATCTCGTCGGTCTGGCAGTGACCGATGACCCGGCAAGCCTCGGCACCGAATACCTCGAATTCTGCAGCCGTGCCACCCAGAACCCGCTCGCCGGTAAAAAAGCCCACCCCGATGACCTGTTTTCCGTTGCCACGCTGGCTGAGCTGGAATTCGAAGATGTTCCCGACACCGTGCTCAACAGCCTGACCGACAAGGTTAAGGCCATTTTCAGCCGCAAGCAGGTCAGCGACGATGCGCGTTTTGCTGACGTGCATGAAGCGGTGACGGAAGTTTCTGAACTGGTACAGACCAAGCTCAGCGCGACTGACCAGCGCATCGCGGAGCTTGAGACCACCTTTGCGCAGTTTAAGCAGGACGTGACCCGCCAGGCCGAAGAAAGCGCACAGGCGTTTTCCTCGCTGAAAAGCACCCTCGATAACACCGAAAGTCTTAGCCAGCCGCGCCGCGAGAAATCAAAAGGCGGGACGGGCGACGAGCTGCTGACCAACTGCTGATCCACGTGCCGGGTGTATTGCCCGGCCTGACATCTGACAAATTAAAAAAAACAGGAATAACCATGCGTAAAGATACCCGCTTCAAATTCAATGCTTACCTGTCCCGCGTCGCGGAGCTGAACGGCGTTTCCACTGACGACGTGGCGAAGAAATTCACCGTCGAGCCGTCGGTCACGCAAACCCTGATGAACACCCTTCAGATGTCATCCGCGTTTCTGACCAAAGTGAATATCGTGCCGGTCGATGAGCTGAAAGGCGAAAAAGTCGGCGTAGGCGTTAACGGCACGATTGCCAGCACTGCTGACACTGCCGGTGATGATGAGCGTAAAACCGCTGATTTCACCGCGCTGGAATCCAACAAATACGAATGTGCGCAGATTAACTTTGATTTCCATATTCGTTACAAACAGCTCGACCTGTGGGCGCGTTTCCAGGACTTCCAGACCCGTATCCGTGACGCGATTATCAAGCGTCAGTCGCTGGATTTCATCATGGCCGGTTTCAACGGCATCACGCGCGCAGACACGTCTGACCGTGCAAAGAACCCGATGCTGCAGGATGTGGCCGTGGGCTGGCTGCAGAAGTACCGCAATGAAGCATCAGCGCGCGTGATGTCGAAAATCACTGATGATGACGGCAAGGTTATTTCTGATGTGATCCGCGTGGGTAAAAACGGGGATTATGAAAATCTCGATGCGCTGGTCATGGATACAACGGGCGAGCTGATTGACGAGATTTACCAGGATGACCCGGAGCTCGTCGTCATTACCGGTCGCAAGCTGCTCGCAGATAAATATTTCCCGATCGTCAACAAGACGCAGGAAAACAGTGAGTCACTGGCCGCTGACATCATCATCAGCCAGAAGCGCATTGGCAACCTGCCAGCCGTGCGCGTGCCTTACTTCCCGGCTAACGCGCTGATGGTGACGCGCCTCGACAACCTGTCGATTTACTTCATGGATGACGCGCACCGCCGCGCGATCATCGAGGAGCCGAAGAAAGACCGTATCGAAAACTATGAGTCGATGAATATCGATTATGTGGTCGAGGCTTACGCCGCCGGGTGCCTGATTGAAAACATCAATCTCGGTGACTTCACGCCACCTGCAGAACCGGAAAGCGCTTCCGTGCCTGTGGAAAACGAAAGCGGAGAGTAAGCCATGATGAGCCCCGCAGCGCGTCACATGATGCGGGTCTCGGCCTCTGAAACTGCGCGGCGGGTTTCTTCGCCGCTGCGCAATGCAACTGCCTATGAGCAGATGCTGGTTAAGCTGGCCGCAGACTGTCGCACGTTAAAACAAATCAGTTCTAAAGAGCAGAAAGCCGCGAAAAAGCGTGAGCTGCTGCCTTTCTATCTGCCGTGGGTGGCGGGTGTCCTTGCGAACGGTAAAGGCGCGCAGGATGACATTGTCATGACGGTCATGCTCTGGCGTCTCGATGCAGACGATATCGCCGGGGCGCTGGAGATTGCGCGTTATGCCATGACCTACGGTCTGACAATGCCGGTGGGTCGCCGTCCGACGCCGTGCCTGCTGGCCGAAGAGGTCGCACTTTCCGCGCAACGCCTGAGTAATGCAAAGCAGCCGGTCGAACTGGCGAACCTGCTCGACACCCTCGCGCTGACTGAGCGTGCTGATATGCCCGATATCGTGCGAGCCAAACTGCACAAAATCACCGGTAACGCGCTGCGTGATGCGAAGCAATTGCCCGAGGCGCTGGCGCAGCTGCAGCGTGCGATCCAGTTAGAAAGCTCTATCGGCGTGAAAAAGGATATCGAGCGGTTAGAGCGTCAGCTCAGGCCGAAACCCGAACCGACACCGAAAACCAAAACGACTAAACCACGCACGCGCAAACCTGCCGCTAAACCGGCGGCACGGCGCGGGCGTCCTCCTAAAGCGGCAAAAGCCGCAGGTTAACCGAACGCTCCCCGAGCCGGGCGGCACGCCGGTCAATGCGGGTATTGATTACCCTGTCTGCGACCGGCGTCCACCGCCCACCTATTTTCGAGGTTGTCATGACGACACTGATTATTGAGCCCAAAACAACGCCGCAGGACGTGCCGGGCGTGGTGATACCGCCACCGGGCGTGAGCGAGCCGGTGATAAAAAACACCGGTTTTTTCCCCGATGTTGACCCGCAGCGCGTGCGTGAAGAAATGCGCCTTGAGCAGACCGTTTCCCCTGTGCGCCTGCGCCGGGCAATTAAAACTGCCATCGCCGAAACCAATGCAGAACTGCGCGACTGGCGTGACCGCCAGCTCGACGCCGGTCACACCACGCTCGCGGATGTCCCGACCGACGAGCTCGACGGCGAGAGCGTGCGCTGTTTCCACTATTTCAACGCCGTGTGTTCGATGACGACGGCCACGCTTTACGAGCGCTATCGCGGCGTGGATGCGACCAGCAAGGGTGACAAAAAGGCCGACAGCATCGACAGCACTATCGATGAAATGTGGCGGGATATGCGCTGGTCAGTGGCGCGTATTCAGGACAAAGCGCGCTGCATCGTGGGGCAAATCTGATGAAGGTGTACGCAATGCAGGGCGACACCCTCGACGCGATGTGCGCCCGGTATTACGGGCGCACGGAGGGTGTGGTCGAGACGGTGCTGCAGGCGAATCCGGGGCTGTCGGAGCTAGGCGTCATCCTGCCGCACGGCACGGCGATAGAGCTGCCCGAGACCGACAGCGCGCCGAAAACCGAGACGGTGAATCTATGGGACTGAGCATGGAAAAAATCACGACGTTTGTTGCCTACTGGCTGGCCGTCGGGCTGGCGTATTTCGGGGCGATGTCGCCCGAAAAACTGGCGCTGTATGTCGGCAGTGCCTGCGCCATTTTTACCGCGCTGACCAATTTCTGGTTTAAGCGCAAAACATTTCGCTATCTGAAATCCCTCGGACTGGATAAGGGGGCTATACGTGAGCTCAATCATTAAACGCTGCAGTGTGGCCGCTGTGCTGGCACTGGCGGTGCTGATGCCTGACTTTCGTCTGCTGAACACCTCGCCCGAGGGACTGGCGCTGATTGCTGACCTCGAAGGATGTCGCCTGACACCCTACCAGTGCAGCGCGGGCGTGTGGACGTCAGGCATCGGCCACACTGCCGGTGTCACCCCGAAAGGGAATATCACCGAACGACAGGCGGCGGCGAACCTCGTCGCGGATGTGCTCAATACAGAGCAACGGCTCGCGGTCTGCGTGCCGGTGAAGATGCCGCCACGCGTCTATGACACGCTGGTCAGTTTTGCCTTCAACGTGGGAACCGGCGCGGCCTGTCGCTCGACGCTGGTCTCGTTTATCAAGCGCCAGCAGTGGTGGCAGGCGTGCAACCAGCTTACCCGCTGGGTGTTTGTGAACGGCGTCAGAAACAAAGGGCTTGAGAATCGCCGCGCGCGGGAATGGGCTTACTGCGTTAAGGGGCTGCAATGAAAGTGCTGATTATTCTGCTGGCCGGATTGCTCGGCGGGGTGCTGTGGCTGCGCCATGACAACGCGACTTTATCCCGCTCGTTTGAGAAAGCGAACCGGGTCGCCAGCGAGCAAAAGATCACTATCGGGATGCTGAAAAATCAGCTTGCCGTGTCGCAACGTCTTGCCAGGACGAATGAGACTGCGCAGGTCAGGCTCAGTGACGAAATGAACGCCGCCGGTGAGCTGGCGACCCGACGAGAACAAACAATTACGAGGTTGCTCAATGAAAACGAGGATTTACGCCGCTGGTATCGCGCTGATTTGCCTGATGCTGTGCGCCGCCTGCACACCCGCACCGCCTGCGCCTCCGCCGGTCACTGTTTACAACGCCTGCCCGACAGTGAGCCTCTGCCCGATGCCGGGAAGCGAGCCGCTCAGTAACGGCGATTTAAGTGCCGATATCCGCAGACTTGAATACGCGCTCACGGCCTGCGCGTTAAAGGTCGAAACCATCAAAGACTGTCAGGACAAAATCGATGCAGAAAATGAAAAGCCTGCGCAAGGCGCTCACTGATGCCGTGCCGCAGTTAAAAAGTAATCCCGAAATGATGCGCATCTTTGCCGACGAGGGGAATATCGATGCGCGCCTCGCGGCCTCGCTGTCGCACGAAAAGATTTATACCCTAAATGTGATCGTGTGTGACTTTGTCGGCGACCCGGATTTGATTTTCGTGCCGGTGGCGGCGTGGCTGCGAGAGAACCAGCCGGATATCTGCACCACGGATGAGGGGCGGAAAAAGGGCTACCGGTTCCAGATGGATTTAAACGACGGGGACAATGTCGATATCAGTATCAGCCTGCAGCTCACTGAGCGCACCCTCGTCAGGGATGAAAACGGCGCGCTGCACGTCAGCTATGCGCCTGAGCCACCATTGCCCGAGCCGGTGACGAGACCGACGGAGCTGTATATCAATGGCGAGCTGGTGAGTAAGTGGGATGAGTGAATTTAAACCTTTTGACGATAAACTGGCCGGGCTGATTGGGGCACTGTCGCCGGCGGGGCGGCGCAAGCTCGCCGCTGAGATTGCGAAGGAACTGCGCAGATCGCAACAGCAACGCATCAAGCAGCAAAAAGCACCTGATGGCACGCCTTATCAGGCGAGGAAGCCCCAGAAGCTCAGAGCAAAGAATGGGCGTATGAAGCGCGCTATGTTCCAGAAGTTGCGAACGAGTCGCTACATGAAAGCCAGTGGGCGCAATGATGCTGCTGTGGTTGAATTTACTGGCAAGGTGCAGCGCATTGCGCAGATACATCAGTGTGGCCTTAAGGACCGACCGAGTCAGAAAGCTTTGCCTGTACCCTATGCTCAACGTCAGTTACTTGGATTTGCTGAGAAAGACTCACGTCGTATTGAGGCGCTAATTTTAAAACATATCAAATAGGTTTTAACTTTTCTTGCTACCTATGATATTCAAATTGTATCGTTAACAAAACACTATATCAAAGGTGCTCTGGTATGCTAAATAAATTGGATATTATTAAAAGTCAGGAAGACTGCTATGTACTGGTTGGTAGGAATGGAAGCGGTAAAAGTACATTGCTATTTGAACTCGCTGAGGATTTTCATGATTCTGGTCACAATGTGATTACCGTATCAAACACATTGTTTGATAAGTTTCTGGTACACCCAAATAGCTATCAATACGACTATATTGGCGGTAAGTTAGGACGTTCCTTCCCGGCTTTAGCCATCAAGCGAACCATATCAGCAAATAAGAGGGATAGGGTTAGTCGTATTTTTTTTGTATTGAAGAACATAGGCTATGAACAAAGGATAGGCGTAAGGGTTAAATTTAGAAGGAAGTTTAAAGAGATGTTTAGACTCCCTATGGATACAATGAGTGATCATTACCAGTCTTATTTTGATAATATAGGTGAGGATATTACTGATGAGTTGCGGTCGGCGCTAAATAAAGCTGTGTTTAAGACGGGGAGTGGACTTAGTGTTTTGGAATGGCTGGAGGGTGAAGGTGAAGGGAATATATTCTATGAAAGCGATTTTAACTCATACATGCAACTGATAAGATTTGAACGCGTCCTGAAAAAAGCTAAAATCATCTCTGCAATTGATATTTTCCTAACTAAGGATGACTGTTCTTTCCCTTTGAGTTATGCGAGCTCAGGAGAGCTGTCCTTTATCGCTTTGCTGGTTCATGTCGCTTTTTGCGTTGTAGATAATTCATATATATTCATTGATGAGCCTGAAAATAGTTTGCATCCACAATGGCAAAATGAATATTTGGAATTGTTAAAAGGAGTTATTGGATATAATAATTGTGTGATTGTAGTGGCTACACACTCTCCGTTGATTATTTCATCCCTTGCAGCTTACGATAAGGCTGTTATTTTCAAGCGAACAAGGCATGGATTTGAAAGGGTCAAGTTTTATGATGATAATGCTGAAGAATTATATATTGATTACTTTGATACATTAACGCCTAAAAACAGAGCGCTATCAAATAGATGTGTGGACATTATTGATGATTACACATTAGGGAAAACAACTTTAAATATAGCAAAAAAACGCTTATCAATATATGAGGGTATGTCAAGTGACTCTGCTCAAATTGAGTTTTTAGCTGGTGTGGAAGATATTTTGGACGAGATGGATAAAAATAAAGGTAATCAGCATGACTGATTTTTTATTCACTAAAGAAGAAAAAGATTTAATTAAGGATGCAATTGCTAAGGGGCATGGTTTTTGGGGTGATAAATCCTTGGATAATGTTAAGGGGAGGGTGAAGGTCTTTTTGAGGGAGCGACAGGTTGAACTTTGTTGTTATTGCTCTAGGAATACAGATGATGAATTTAAAATGTCATTGGATATTGAGCACATAATACCCAAGTCCGTTTTGGTTTCCGAGATGTTTGAGCTAAATAATCTAGCAGCATCTTGTAAACGATGTAATATGAGGATTAAGAAGGAGGATGTTTCTTTTATTAATAAAGAAATAGAAGCTTTCAAAGTTGGGGGTGAGTATTATCTTACAGATAGTTATAAATTCCTTCATCCTAATCTCGATAGTTGGGATGGTAACTTGCATTATTACGTTGTGCAGAGAAATAGTAAAAAAATAGTTTATTATGATGTGGTGGGGGGGAGTGAAAAAGGTAAATATACAAAGAGTTATTTTCGGTTGGATGATATTCAAGTAAATACCTTTGATGAGGCACAGGATGCTACAAAAAGAAAAGAACCTGTAGACCCCGAAGTCGCTGATAAGTATATGAGGTTGGTTGATTCAATGTTGAGTTAAATTAAGAGTGAATCAAATTACTAGATGTAAAGTGGTTGGCAATCTCTACTGTAGGAAACACTATGTTGTAGTTTTAGATGTAGCCGCTACAGGTTAGCGGCTACATCTTTGCACTTGTTGTTTCAAGCATCACCCATTTTATCTAAATTGCAGCTGGCTTTGCCCGGCGGCATCCTTCCCCCATGAACAATCTAACTTCTCTGCAGGATATCGCCCGGGCGATCCGCAATCTCATCCGTACCGGCATTGTGACCGACGTCGACCCTGTCGAAGGGCTTTGTCGCGTCCAGACCGGCGGGATGCAAACCACCTGGCTTAACTGGCTGACCTGCCGCGCCGGTCGTTCGCGGGTGTGGTGGGCTCCGTCCGTTGGTGAGCAGGTGCTGATCCTTGCCATTGGCGGCGAGCTCGACACCGCCTTTGTGCTGCCCGGCATTTTCTCTGATGACCATCCCGCGCCGTCTGTCTCACCTGATGCGTTTCACGTCGCCTTTCCTGACGGGGCGGTCATTGAGTACGAGCCCGACAGCGGGTCGCTCACCGTGTCCGGTATCAAAACCGCTGACGTCACCGCGTCGGATTCCCTTATCGCCACTGTGCCGGTGGTGCTGGTGAAAGCCGAAACTCGCATCACGCTCGATACGCCCGAAGTGGTCTGCACTAACAAGCTCATCACCGGCACGCTCGAAGTGCAGAAGGGCGGGACGATGAAAGGGAATTTCACGCACACCGGCGGAAAATTTACCTCGAATGGCGTGCAGGCAGATGACCACGACCACGGCGGCGTGAAGCGCGGCGATGACAGAACGGTGGGCACAAAATGACGGTGCGTTATCTGGGAATGAACAGCCA